TCAACCAAAGTGAACTGAGATCATTTTGTCTATTTTATTTTTATACTCTATTCTAGAAGAATCATCGAAAGGTCGCTTAAGTGTTGAGGTTAGTATCTCAAAGATAGAGTCGGTATATTTTTCATCACTGAAAACAATTTTTACTTGGCTAAAATTATCTTTAAACTCAGCATAAGTAAATACTAAAATCTCGTTTAAAGTATTGAACGCCTCTTTTTCAATATCTTGAGAATCTAAAGACTCCTCTGTTACCCTTTGTGATAGTTTATTTACCAGGGTTGTTAATGCGCCAGCATCAGGGTCATCATCTTTCACTAGCAATGCCAGAGTATCGATTAAATTTGAATCGTTATCCTTGAAGAAATAATCCTCATCAATAATGGCTAAAACACCATCTTTAATTGCGGAGCTCTCAATTTTCATTTCTAACATTGAAAGTCTTTCAATTGCTCTCTGGGGGGTGTAAACCAACCATTCTTTATATTTATCTTTTTGCCTTACTATATTCCTGAGTGTGTGCTGAGTTGCATCCCACGTAATTAGCATAGGGATTTGACCGACTCCCTTTTCATCGCAGTGTATGCTGTCATCCGATAAGGTTAATGCAGCATAAATATCATTATTAACAGTTCGTTGATTTCTTTTTTTTGAGCCTGATATTTGCCTAGAAAACTTCCTGGCAACTTCCTCAATGATTTTATCTTCTTGATAAATCGAGGTTGAAATAACTTCAATCCTATTTAAATTTAAATACTGAGAGACTGAACGACTTAGTTTATAAAACTTTGTATCGATAGAGCCAGATGTATCTTCATAACCAATAAAATCTTCTAAGAAGTTTTCGAAATTGTAACTACTAGGCTGGTTTTTTTTAATATTTATGTATGTATTAAAAAATACGTTTTTAGAATTACCTATTTTCCCAACTAATTCATCATTGGCAAAAGAACTAATTTTCATTGCATTCACTAAATGTCGCGCTGTTTCTTCAAGATGTTCTTGGGTTACGCGAATGTATCTATTTTTAAGGTTAATTACTATTTTTTTTAACGTTTGAACGGTGCTTATGGATTTTTCACTGTTAGAAATTTTACCATATCTTAATGCAACAAGATATGGAATCAATACTGGCGCATCTAGGTATAAAAAAAACGTTTTATTGTCAATATATCTTTCAAGTTTCTTTTGATTTAAGAGAGTTATGCATAGCCTTGATGAGCAATAGTCTGAAAGATATTCATTTCTACCTGATAGTTCAACAAGCTCATTAGCTAATTTTGAAGACAATGAGTTGCTTATTTTTCCTTTTTCAGTTATCAATTTTTCTAGTTGCTTAATAATCTCTTTCACAATTTGATTTCTTGGGGATTCGAAGTTTAATTCATTAAGCTGTAGATTGACTGACTCAGCATAAGCCTCCTTAATTAGGTCAAGAACCTCGACGGATATATTTTCACTGAAATATTTTGAGGTCGCATTGCCAATTATTGTTAAAACCTCATTTCTTTTAGCTATTTCTTTTAATTCAAGATTTCTGATTCTTTTACTTTCAACCTCAGACAGGCTGTATAAATCTTCATCAAGAACAATTCGATTGTCTCGTTTTAAAAGATACAATCGATTTTTAAGAGTTTCATTGTGTAACCCAAGAATTTGAGTTTCATTGATTAAATCATGCTCTGATTTCCCTTGAACTGTAAGTAATGAAACTATGTATGAATCAATAATTACATTCTTTAAATTGGCAGCATCTTTACTTAACACCAGATATTCGTAAAATGCTATTTCTTTTATGTCCAACTCATCCTTTTTTGAAGGTTGATAATTGTGTATATCCTCAAGAAGAAAGGTTAATATCTCCGGATAATCGTTGGTAATTTTTTGAGATATTCTATTTGCGTCATAAAACTCTAGGGTTATCCCATAATTTTTTCTGGCATTGCTTTTTAAAGTTTCAAGCTTGCTTTCAGATATTTTGTGGCTCCAAAAGAAATTCAATACAGGAGGGTAATTATATTTTTGAATTAAATCATCTGTTTTAATTAAGTCTTCTTCAAGTTTATCTTCCAAACCTTTTTTGATAATAGATACCTGTATTACCTCTCTTATTTCACGACCTCTTACTGAGTAAACGACGTCCTTACCTCCGTCATAAGGGCCATTTGTAATATAAGCATCCGCATTGAACATTCGCTGTAAAAACCGTCTAACAACCTCTTCGAAATCATTATACCGCTCAATTGATGAAATAAATAAAATATTATTATCCATATCCGTTTGATTCCTCTAGTAAAAAACCAAGTCATAGATTATATAATCATTAATTCGCGATTTTGTAAATTTAATTGCGTACTATTGACATGAACATACTTCACAAACAATGTTGTCAACTCCGCCAAGGAAAGCCCATAACTCATTGATGTAAAAAACTTTATAGCTAATTGTCAATATTTTGAGCAACCCTTGATTCAAGTGACTCAATGTCCGTTACTCGCTCATGTCGGACATTCATCATCAGTAGGCCAAGCGCGATTGATGATGAATGTCACTATGCCAATCACTGCCAAGTCGTCGAGTGCCTCGCCTTCCAGCGCCTCACCATCCCGAGTGATAAAAGCCTTCCCCATAATTTTTACAAAATCAGTACCACCACCGTGTTGAATTAGAACGGTATCTCCTTGTTTTGGTTTAACGGAGATCCCCACTACGGCATAGCCGGTTCCTGCTTGTACGATCCAAGTATTAAGGCCAGTACCGCAGAGTTTATAAACGGTCAGTCGCACTTCTACATAGTCTGCTGCTGGCGACGGAAACCCCACGTTATAGCCCTCCGTTCGGGTTGTATAACTGGAACGTGCGCTCATCGCCTTCCTGCGTTGAGACATCCCGGAATGTCGTCACATAGTGCTCTATCCACTGGTTAGCCTGGCGCGGGGACCACATCCAGTTAACTTTTGCGAGTTCACGGATAAACCTGGAAGTTGTCACTGTGCGGCGGCCATTTGGCTCAATGACAATTGCCTGACGCCAGGCTGTTTCGATATCTGAGTTCCGCGGCACAATCTCACCCTCACAATGACTGTATTTATATACAGTATAATTTTTGAGGAATCTGATCAATGCTAGTTATAGCTATTGATGAAAAGTACCGGCACAGCAACAACTAATTTGGCTTACTCTTTTCAGTTAAATCAGTAAGTTGCTTTCTAAGCTCCTGCACTGACGAGACAAGATCAGCAATGATGGCTACATAGTCCACGTTCATTACCTGAAACTTTTCCCCATCGATCTCCTGCTCACATCCCATGAAGGTGTAAGTCGTGTCCACAGTATCAGCCTGCTGCGCGATAAATCCCCGGCGTCGCCGGTTTTCCCCTTTCATCTGATACTCGCACACCCCTAACCTTTCAACGCGCTGCAGCGCATTCTCAGGAGCTTCCGTAAAACCCTCTTTCAGCCGCACGTCTGATCCAGTGGTCATGACGTCACCTTTCCCGGTGGAGATTGTGCCGCCAGCGCGGAAAATCCATGCGTCAGTCCGGGAGTAACCATCAAGGTAGATAACTGCCCGGTGCTCAGACCCGACTAATTCCTCCAAGTAGAAACCAGCGTAAGCTCCGCGTGAATCCCCGTTGCCACCACGTCCTTGAAGCATAGACTTTAACGGTGCCGCAGTGACAAGTGTGCCGTTAGCGGGTGAGCTTGGCGCAATGTTACGTGCCATTACCTCGCCCCAAGTGTAAAGGTGCTTTTTACACATGAAAGCACCTTCAAGCGTAAGCTCGCCGGATGTCGCTTCGATAAGCCTTGTTGTGTAGTCCGCTGCGCTACCGTTGAAATGAAAGTCAATGTATGGCGTGCTCATCGACAGCTCGATCGCCTGCGTCAGTACCTTACCCTTCGACGTGTTGTTGATGTTTCCGCCAGCCGACAGCGGGCCGGGTAGCGTCGTCTGCTTGTCCACACCAATTACAAAAATATCCTCATACGTCGAGCCGGGTGCTACGGTTGCAGTGCTGGCCCGCTGCACCTTAAACGGCGTCCCGCTGCCGACGGCGATGGTTCCGCCCTGCCCTGATTTTTTCAGCAGCGCAAGATCGCTGTTCTTCCCGAGAATGATCATGCTGTTGTCGTTCATGACGTTGATGTTTCCAGCCGACAAGTTAATCCCAGCGCTGAACGTTTGCAGGGCGGTGAACGTGTTCACAGTTCCGCGCTGCGCGGCAGTGTCCACAGCGCCAATAACCTTGTTCCACGAGCGCACGGTGGCGGTGGTGCCGTCCTGCTTCGTGATTGTCACGTCACCGACGCCAAAAAAAATTTGATCCTGATTGGCCAAGTCTGTGTAGTATTTGCTGAAAGCGTTGTGGATGTCCGCCGCGAGTTGGTCGCTAATTATTGCCATTTAATACCGGCCCCCAAAGGGGCCGCCTCCATTCTATGGTGTGGACGAACCACGAATTACGTTGTTATTGCGCGCGGCAAAGGCGTCAAACCTTGAGAGGATGGTCAACACCATCTGACCGTTACGATCCAGGTAGCAGCCATATCGCAGAACAGCATCACCGGTACCAGCAGGAACGACGAACGACATGTTGTCTACGTTCATTGATTCTTGTGCTGTTAACAGGCGGTCCGCCCCACCTGTTTCGTACATAAGCTCAATGCCGATCTCCATGCTGCCACCGCCGGAAGTTGCGCCGGTTCCACGTAGTAACATTGCATACGACAAGTAGCCAGGATCGAGACCACCATCTGAGCCAGGCGCGTAGGACATGCCCGCGCGAAGCGTGCCGCCGCCGTCAATGCTGATGCGGTCAGTTTGTAGCAGGCCGCCACGGATGTTGATTACCTGGTCAAAGTTCTGCCTACGGAAGCGAGCAAGCTCGAACCACTGCCACGTTGCTTTAGGTACCTTGCGTGTGCGGTGCTGAGCGATATTGATGGCAAATGAGCCAATATCCCCCTCAATTCTGTTGGCATACACCGTTCCATCAAATCGACCATCAGTTGCGTATACCGTGCCGCGAATGACCACATTATTTAACTGCGCGCTACCGTCCTTGTTGATACTCCAGCCGCTGTAACCGTCGACGTAGTTGTTCGACTGGATGACGTTGCCGATCTTCGCGTTGGAGATCGAACCATCACGAATCAACGCTTCCTGCATGTAGGCCACACCGCCCTGCACAATGAACGGATAGGCTTTCCCTGTGCCGCCGGTATACACCGCGAAAGTGTCGGCCTGTACCAGGAACTGTGAGCTACCGGTTGCATCAATACCCAGTTGGATACCTGCTACGCGAGGGTTTGCACCACCGGTATCAGTAGCCACTTTGACGCCCCACTGCGCGCCCAGCTTGCCATTAATGTCCGCAACGGTGCTGGATACTTCCTGAACAGTTGCCGACATGCCGTTTACCGACGACTGAACGGTATTTATCTGCTCAGCTGTCGCTTTTTCCATATCAGCTACGACCTTGTTGGTCTGCGTGATGGCTGCCTGATTGTCACCAATCTGCGCGCGCAGCTGCTGGAAGCCGTTTGCCATCGCCAGCCCGTTCGCTGCAGTGGTTTCGTTCAGGCCGTCAATCGACGCTTCAGCATCATCAACGCGTGAGGTGATGCTGTTCAGCGCGGATGAGTTCGCCGTGATCTTCCCTTCCGCATTGGTGACGCGGGTGGTCAGCTCGCTAACCGCTGAGGCACTGGCCTTGGTGTTCACCACACCGGAAAGATCAGACAGGTCGCTGTTCAGCTTCGTGATGGCGTGGCCCTGCAACGTCAGGGTGTTACCCTGCTGCGTTACCGTGCTTTGCAGGCTGGTGATGGCGTTGGCGTTCGCGGTGATCTTACCGTTCGCGGTGCTGAGGTCTGCAGTCAGCTGGGTGATCGCCGTACCCTGCGACGTGATTTTGCCCTCTGCCGACGTGACACGGGTGGTCAGGTTGGTGATGGCTGTCGCGTTAGCAGCGTTGTTGATCTCGTCGGTCACATCCAGGAAGAAGACGTCATCAAAGTAGACCTCACCTGCTGACAGGTTCCAGTTGATGCTGAATGCCATCGTCATGTCAGACGACGGGACATAGTCCTTAGTTAACAGCGTCCAGTTGGTGCCGATGTTGCTCTGCGAGAAGTTCAGCTCTGAAAGCGGGCCTGCTCCGGTGTCGGCGTTACCCAGGCGGAACTTGTTATTCCCTACGGTGTTCGGGCCGATGGTCATGTCAGTAGTGCGCTTCGCGAAACCACCGAAGCGGTAGGTGCGGCCCTTCTTCACGTTCAGAATATTCTGAGTGATTGCCGCGTTACCACCAGCCTTGCCGCGCAGGATGTACGCGCCAGACTTCGGAGCCTGTGCAGCGTAGACGTCAGCCAGGAAGCTAAATCCTGCCCAGTTGTCGGTTCCACGTTCGAAGCCGGTATTCGTCAGCATGTTGTCAGGGTTAGCCGCCAGTGTTACCGCGTCGTTCGTCAGGCTGGATTTCAGCTGAGTGAGCGCGTTTGCCTGTGCGGTGATGTCCTGGCCGTTCTGGGTGACGGTGTTGGTCAGGCTGGTGATTGCTGCGCTGTTCGCCTTGATCGTCACCTCTTCGGTGATGTCGTACACCTTGAAGGAGTCGATCAGGATCTCAGCGTTGGACGGGTGGCAATAGATGCCGAACGCCGCGCCGTCGACGCCGCTTGCCTGATTGAGATCGGTTTCCCAGGTCAGCGTCTGCCAGTCGGTTGTCAGCGTGTTGTTCTTGTCAGCGTAAGAGCCTTCCACGGTGCCGTTGAAGTTCCAGCGACGCATGAGGAGGTTCATTGCCCCGCTTACGCCCTTCGCACGCACGACATAGCGATAACGGCGCTGTCCGTTCTGCGGTACCGGCTTTTTGTTGTTCGCGAACAGGCCCGGAGATGTACCGTTAGCGCGAACCATACGGACGCCGTTCTTCCCGTCGCCATACGCGCCGAAGGTCACGGTGCTGGCGCTGTCCTGCTGCACGCTGAATGCGGTACCCAGTTGCAGGAAGTCATAGTTCTGGATCAAGTTCTCGCCGGTGCGGCGGAATGCTTCCAGACCGTTGTTCAGGTTGGTGATAGCCGTGCCCTGGCTCGCAATCTGGCCTTCTGCGGTGGTCACACGCGTTTGCAGTGCAGTGACTGCGCTGGCGTCCGCCTTCTGGCTCAGCGTGCCGTTGATGGTGCTCACGTCGCCGTTCAGCTTGGTGATCGCATCGGCCTGAGAAGTTATCTTGCCTTCCGCACTGGTCACGCGAGAAGTCAGCCCGGTGATGGCGCTAGCGTTCGCGTCGGCAGTGGTCTGCGCTGCGTGCGCGTCGGTAACGTCGGTGATCACCAGATCGTCGATGTAGACACGATACCCCGGGCCGCCAGATGTGCCACGGCAGGAGATCCACAGGCGGCCGCGTGTCTTCTGTGCGCCACCGGCACCGATCTTGCCGGAGAACTTGACCCACTTACCACGTCCGCCACCAGCTGCAAGCGTCGTCTCGTTGATATTGAGCGCGGTAGGCCATGCGGCTTGTCCAGCGGAGGTGCGAACCATCAAACCGACAAGACAGCTCCAGCCTTCCGGCGGCGTCTCAGTTTCCGGCATCATCGCCCAGCATTCGAAGCGGTATACAGCGCTTTCGCGAATGGCCGTCTCGTTGCCGAAAGTCTTATCAGAGTTGCCGGATTCACCGTCAGCACGGCGACACTTGAGCGACTTCTCACCGCTGAAAAAGAACTCGGTAGTCACTGAGCCGTTCGCGCCGCCGATGGTCTGGCCGTCCGCGTAGGACTCAAACGAGCCATCCACCCACGGGTTGCTATTGCTGTACTGCACAGTTTTAAGCGAGTTGTTCAGCTGGGTGATCGCACTACCCTGCGACGTGATGTCATTTCCCTGCTGGGTCACTTTCGTGTTCAGAGAGGTGATGGCGTCAGCGTTCGCCTGGATCTTGGTGTCGTTGGTGATGTCGACCACGTAGACGTCGTCGAAGTACATCGCCCCGGCGCTCAGTGCGGTGGTCAGCTGGAACAGCGCGGTGGTGGTCTTCGTGGCTGTCCAGTCCATGAAGACGTGTTGCCAGTCAGCCGTAAACGGGCCGTAATTCGTGCCAATCAGCAGGCCGGTAGAGTCGGAGATACGGAATTTCGTATTGCCCGGGTCTTGGATGGTTGTGCCTGCATCCTGCTTCGCGAACACACCGAAGCGGTACCGGCGGCCCTGCGTGATCTCCACATTCTGGCCTACGCCAGTATTACCGCCGCCTGCCGCCTTGAGCGCCTTCGTTCCGCTGTGCGGAATGCTCAGAGTGACGACAGTAGAGAGGGAGTTCCAGCCGCTGAACGATGCGGTGCCGCGCTCAAACGAGGCGTTAGCCAGCAGGTTCCCCGGGATCTTGCCCTGCGCGTCGATTGATGAGTCAGTAGCCGAAAGGCTGTTGTTGAGCTGGGTAATCGCCGTTCCCTGAGAATCAATCTTACCCTCAGAGGTGGTAACTCGGGTGGTGAGCGCAGACAATGCGGCTGCGTCGGCCTTCGAGTTAACGACGCCGGTAAGCGTGCTCAGATCGCTGGTCAGCTTGGTGATAGCCTGGCCTTGAGACGTGATCGACCCTTCCGCCGCAGTAACGCGGGTGGTCAGCTGGGTGATGGCTGTGGCGTTGGCGTCAGCCTTGCCTTCGGCAGTCGCTGCCGCGGTAACGTCGCGAACGCTCCAGTCAGTGGCATACCAGACAGTCCCAAAATCCGGGCCACTCTGCGAGATTTGCAGGAACGGACGGAAGTAACCACGTGCCGCGTGCGTAGCGTTAGCCTTGAAGCGCCAGGTTGTGCGCGTCCACTGTGCGCCGGTAGCCGCTGAGATCTGGCCGCCGTTCGCCTGCGGTGAGCCGATGCCGCCAGAAACCTGCGTTGACGTCCCGATGTAGTGCTGGAACGGCGCGGTGCCAGTGCCACATGCAGCCAGTACAGACAGCTCAAACACCTGACCTTCGCGGCACGGGATGTTATTCATCACCGGCACGTGATCGCGGTACTGACACTTGATCGCCCACGGGTAAGGGCATCCGGTCGGAACGCCTTCGGACGTGGTTGAAACTACGGTAAGCCCCATTTGACCGTATGCCGGGTCGACCGTAGGGTTCGGGATGAGGTTCGCGGCCTGAGTCAGAATTCCTTTGATCGATGAGTTGATCGAGGTGATGGATTCAGCCTGCGAGTCAATCTTCCCTTCTGCGGCGGTGACGCGGGTGGTCAGGTTCGTGATAGCCGTGGAGTTAGCGGTGATCTTCCCGTTCGCCGTCGACAGGTCGGTTTGCAGTTGGGTGATGGCGTTACCCTGCGCGGTGATCTTACCTTCGGCAGTAGTGACGCGGGTGGTCAGTGACTGCAACGCGGATGCGTCAGCCTTGTTGTTCAGCGCGGTGTTGATGTCTCGCACCGAGTTGTTCAGCGTGACGATTGCGGCGCTGTTCGCGTCAACCTTCCCGGCGGTCTGCTCAACCTGAGAGGAAAGGATCTGCGATGCGGATGCGGCCGCCAGCTGACCAGCACCACTGAATAGCTGATCGACATTGTCGGATAGCTTGAGGCCGAAGTTGATAAAGAACTGGCCGGTGATCTGCGCAACCACAAATTCCAGCGTGTTCCAGCCCTTTTTTAGCACCAGCGAATATTTGACAGTGCCAGCGCCGAAGGTCGCCACTTCTGCCCCGTTGATGTACAGGCGCGCGGTGTCGTCCACGATGCGGGAGCCTGGGGACAGCTCGATCGTTTTGTCAGCTGCAACATACACCAGCGACTTCGCATACGCGATTTTGTAATCACCGTAAGTCAGGAAGTCCAGCTTCGCGGCGTCGGCCATCTCGGACACGGCCAGTGGAGGAACGCCAGACAGGTCTGACATTTTCGGGATGTACCCGCTACCGCTCACCTTGATGTCGAAGATCTTGGTCAGCCAATACTTCGCCTTGCCGTTCTGCGCGGTGTTCTGCAAGTCGGTGATCGCCTGACCTTGGGAGGCGATGGTGTTCCCCTGCTGGGTGACGGTGGTCGCCAGCTGCTGCAACGCGCTCGCCTCTGCCTTGTTAGCCATCTGGCCCTGCAAGGTGCTCACGTCGCCTTTAAGCTGGGTGATCGACTGGCTATTGGCGCTGATGGCACCTTCTGCGGCTGTGACGCGGGTAGTCAGACCGGTGATCGCGCTGGCGTTCGCGTTGTTCCTGATCTCTTCGGTCACGTCGATGAAAAAGACGTCATCGAAGTAGATTTCACCGGCGGTGAGAATCCAGTTAACGCTGTAATAAACCGTCATGTCACTGGATGCGGTGAAGTCCTTGGTAAACAGCGTCCAGTTAGTGCCGACGTTGGTCGCGTTGTACAGAAGTTCTGACAGCGGGCCGGTGCCGGTGTCAGCGTTGCCTAACCGGAACTTGTTGTTCCCGGTGGTGTTCGGACTCATCGCCATGTCGCCGGAGCGCTTGACCCAGCCGCCATAGCGGTAAGTTCTCCCCTTCTGAACGTTGGCGACGTTCTGTCCGATGGAGGCAATGCCACCAGCCTTACCGCGCAGGATCATAGAGCCGGATTTAGGCACCTGTGCGGCGTACACGTCGGAATAGGCGTTAAATCCAGTCCATGCTGCCGTTTTGCGTTCAAAGCCGGTGTTCGTCAGCAGGTTATTAGGGTTAGCCGCCAGCGCGATAGCGTCGCTGTTCAGTATGCTTTCCAGACCGGTGATCAGCTGGCTGTTGGCCGTCACGCGCCCGTCAAGATTAGTCACGTCAGTCTTGAGCTGGGTAATGGCGGTGGAGTTAGCCAGGATCTTCCCGTTGGCGTTGGTCAGGTCACTTTGCAGTTGAGTGAGCGCAGCAGCCTGGGACTGGTTCTCACTGGTCAGTGTGTCGAGACGTTGGGTCACGACGGCCTTGTTCGCGTTGTAGTCAGTGCGCAGGGTGTTGACGTCGCTGGCGATCGCCTGCTCTGCGGTGACGCGGGTCTGGCGCTCGTTATAGATGATGCCAGTAACCAGCTTGGCCGGGTCGGTTCCCTCATAGTTACCGCGAAGCTGTACGGCCAGCGTGTTGCGCGCTGCGGCTTCGGCTGAGTCCGCCGCGGTCATGGCGGTCTTGAGATCCTGGATCTGCGCCTGTGACGCGCCCGGGGTCGGACGGCCTACGGCCAGCCAGTCAACCATAAAGTAATTATCTGCGTTTTGGTTGCTGGAGAAGTCAAGACGCAGGCGGCGCAGGGTGCCGGATGTCGCCCACAGCAGATCAGGCAGTGACAGAACGGTGACGCCGCTCGCAGGGTCAAAGTCAGGCTCAGGGATTGAGACTGAGCGGGCATCATTCCAGCCGGTTTCCTCAGTGCCGATCCAGTACATCTTGCCAGCCCACGAAGGATTACCGACCTTTTTCATGCGCAGGCGCATGTATTTGTAGCTGCGCGCGTCGATTGCCAGCGGGTTCGGTGAGCGCATGGTGGATGTTGCACCAGCCGGGTAGACCCAGCCGTCCTGATCGACAGGGAGAAGATCTGTGTTGCTGTCGTTAGATGCCCAGCCCTCGGGGCCGTTGTCATAGTACCAGATCGCGATACTGTCGAACTGCTCGCCGGTACCAGCGGCAAGGGATGCCATCTGCTGCGACAGGCTGTCGAAACCGTTCTGCATCGTGATGTTGGTAGTTTCGATCTGCGCTTCGACTTCATTTTTCGCGGTCAGCAGGTTATCCGCCGCGTCAGCTGCCACTTTGGCGTCATCCGTCTCAGCCTTGGCGATAGCGTCGGCTACGTCCTGCGCTGCCTTGTTGGCATTCGCGATGTCGCCAGCCTTACGGTCAAGGATCTCCTGAGCGATTGCGCTGGCGTTTGCTGCCCCGGCGTTCGCTGCGTTGGTGATGTCCTGCGCGTTCTGCTGGATGTCAGCAAGCTGGTCGTTCAGCTGCTGCTGTTGCTGCTTGTTGGTTGCTACGGCGCCGTCAGCAGTCACCTGTGCAGCCTGTGCGGCATCCTTAGCAGCCTGCGCGCTGTCTGAAACCTCTTTAATACCACCAGTTAGCTCTTCGTAGGTATCCGTGTCTTTAATCGCATCATCGAGTTGCTGGTAATAGTCATCGACGTTTTCGCTGGACATTCCCTTCACCCAGCCAGTCCATGGCGAGGCATTACCGAGGCGGTCAATCAGGCGTGCTCGATACCAGAACTGCGTGGCAATTTTCAGCCCCATCTGCTGATACTTTTTACCAGGATACGCTAAATCGGTCAGCGGCAGCGCGCCTTTACCGTCCTGATCAGGGCTGTACTGCAGCTCAGTGCGCTGGGTATCCTCCGCCCCCTCAGGGAACTCCCAGCGGATCTCAATTCCCGCGGTCAGTGATGCCGTCGTTAACGCCAGCGGCGGCAGCGGTTCACCAACTTTCCCGGTCAGATTCTTCTCTTCGGAATACGCCCAGCCGCTCGAAATCTCCGCCGCATTGATCGCGCGGACACGCACCAGATAGCGGCCGGCATAAATACCGCTAACCTCGAACGAAGTGGTTGAGTTACGTGGCACGCTGATCCAGTTTCCCTCATTTCGTCGCCACTGCGCCTCATAGGAAATCGCACCGCTGACCGCTGACCAGTTGACCAGCATCGTTTCGACGCTGATCCCCTGATTCACTACCGAGCGGGATGTGATGACAATATCGTCAGGAGGTGACTGGTTGCCCGCCGGCAATACGCTAACCGGGCGCTGGTCGATAATAGCGCCGGTATCGATGCGGGGGAATTTATCCGGGTCATGTGCCACGCCGGTGATGGTGAGCGTGCCGTTATTGTTGTCCTTTACACCAATGACGCGGTACTGCTGCGGCACCAGGTCAGTATATTCGACGATCCAGACGCACTCCGCCTCTGGTGTCTCACTGTATGCCGTTGTAACCGTCACCTGCCGACGACCGTTTACCGACTGAATGGTCCGTGCCTGCGAAATACCCGATGGCAGGTTCAGATGCAGGCGGTCGCCCTCTTTTGCATCGATATCACGATCAAGCGTGATTACGCGTCCATTCACCGCGCTGATACGACCACCATTAACTCGCCCGGCCAACCGTTCGTCGCCCAGCCCAATGATGTAACCTGGCTGCGGGATCCTGCCGTCCAGCCCGACATCAATTTCGACCATACGGTCCTTATTGTTGGTCAAGATCCCCCACAACCCTTTACGATGGGCTTCACTCTGCCGCGTACAACCAATGGCCGTGACTTCCAGCTGGTTAAAACTGTATCGGGAAACCAGTTCCGGGATAAATGCGGGCTCCATCGCATCGGCATAGGCGTTATCCGGATCAGACCAGGAAACCAGCGCGTTGGTGTAGCGGGCCTTACTGGTGCTGCTGGAATATCGCGGGCTACCAAGAATATTCGCGCGCGTATAGTTGAAATCGACATCACGCGGCATATCGGCCTGAACGATAATCTGCTCACCACTCCAGCAGGTCATCCCCCGGAAAATAGCAGCGAAATCGCGCAGTACGGTGTAGGCGTCGTTACGCTCCTGAACATAGACATTGCAGATATAACGAGGCTCCATGCCATCGCCGCCCCTGCCATCGGGAACCAACTGATCACAATACTGCGCAATCGGGTAGAGCGCCCATTTGGAGATATTCGCGCTGGTCAGACGATCGCCAAGACCGAAACGATCAGAGACAACAATGTCGTAATAAATCCATGCCGGGTTATCAGTCCATGCCCATTTGAAGCCCCCTGTCCATGTGCCGGTATATTCGCGCGTTTCCGGGTTGTAGTTATCCGGGACACGGATAACACGCCCACGCGGCTCGCAGGAGATTTGCGGGATGGAACCATTGAACTGGCTGGAGTCGAATTCGATGTACAGCAGCGCGGTGTGTGGGTAACGCAGCTTCGCGTCAATAACCTCGGTGTAGCTCTGCAGCGTCATTACGTCGCCGATTTTCACGCTGTTCGCGTCCGGCGATACCTTGCGAAGACGCAGCGTCCAGGTGCTGCCTGCCTGCGGTAAATCGATGCGGTGGCTACGTTCATACCCGGAAGTAGTTTTGCCGGAGACGGCGGTCTCGAGTACGGTCTGCCAGGCTCCGCCATCCGTCTGTAAATCGATGGCGTATTTAACGGTATTCCCCACCACATCGCCGTCGTCTTCCTGCTTCATCAGGGAGGGCCATTTCAGGCGGACGCGAACGGCAGAAAGCTGGGCATTCGTAAACGTGTGGGTCCAGGCGGTCTGGCTGGAAACTTCCGTCCCTACGCTAATTTCATTCTCGGTACCGGGAATACCCTGAATATAACTCTGCGCCTGCGTGCCAGGACGAAACTCCCAGGCTACTCCGCTGAAGTTTTGAGAACCATCGGCATTCTCAAGAGGAGTACCATCGAGATAAATATCTTTCCCGGTTAAACCACCCGCAAATTCACCCTCACCCAATGCGATAAGAATTTTGGCTTTTGCTACAGACTGTAAATCGTCCGGCTGTTCTGTAGGTGTACGTTGGCTTGAACTGCCACCTTTGCGCCCTTTAATGATGTTATTTGCCATATTACGTCCATAAAAAAAGCCACCGCGAGGTGGCCTGAATTGGATGGTGTTACTTACTAATTATTTATTGCTGGTCTTCGACATAGATACCGGCGGAAATAATCGCCCCGCCAATTCGCCGCTTACCATATAGCCAACCAACAGGATAACCCTGTGAGGCGGTATTGGTTACGCTACCAAAGGCATAACTGGCTTTATTGTCGGGGGATTCTTTTCGTGCCAGCCCCCCAGGCTGAGGGGAAAGCATCTGAGCTACACCACCTATCGACATTGCTGCCCCTGCCATCATTACATTAGCCCCCCATGCCTGGCCAAATCCGATAGAGGCTATGGCTCCAACTGCGACAATAACCGCGCCTAAAATAGTTTGAAGGAAACCAGCTTTTTTGCTGCCAATAATTATAGGCACAATCCGGATTACCTCTCCTGCTATTGGAAATCCTAGGTCGTCTACCCCTATGTTTTTTTCTCCTTTAAATACCGCATAGGTTAGTCCACGCTCTTCGCTGGTAATCATGAATTTTTCAAATCCAGGAATGGTACTCGCCAGTGCTATTCCTGCTTCATGGGGGCATGAAATAAGGCGATGATGAGTTTTCCCAAACTTTTTACCGAGCGTTCCACTTAGTTCAATACGCGTCATGACTTCTTTCATGTTTTCTCTTAAAAAAAACCGCCTGACGGCGGCTTTTCCCGTAAAAAATTAAAAAGCTGTAGGGTATATACCAAAATCACCGTTGGTCCCATAACCTACACGATACATTAACGTTTTCCCTTCGGTAACTTCTCCTGATTGTTCACTCATACCTCCACCACACATTCCTTTAGGCCAGGCACTAAAGATATGAGTACCTATTACAGGATAAATAACTGCTTTTTCCGCCGTATCCAAATCAGCAATTTCTTTACCATCAATATAAATTCGAGTCATACAAGCACTTCCCATAAAGCCCGAATCTCTTTTTATGATGACTTTGCCCGTACCTTCTTTTTTAGTGAAAAGCGATGGATTTAAAATTTGTTTAGAAGGTATGTTTTTTGCCTGCTCATTAGTTACAGGCTTAGTCGCGCATCCTGTAATTCCCACGATCACTAACGCCAGTGCAATTTTTTTCATCTCGGTGTCCCTTTTGCTTTATAGTTAAAACTCCACAAAAGATTAACACAGAGAACGATATCGGACGATTTTCATCGTCCTGTCTAACCAGTATCCACCATAAGGCACGCGCTTGCTGAGATGACCATAAAGGTGGTGCAACAGCATGTTGCCTTCCAGCAGAATCCCGGCATGGTTCCACTTATCCGCCTGCACCTGCATGATCACCATATCACCCGGTTGCGGCGGACCATCAAACTCCCGGAACCCGCATTCATACCAGCAGTCCTGATAAAAATTGTCCGAATACTCCTTTTCCCACCACGGATAATCGACGCGGTAATCGTGCAGCTCGATGCCGTGGATTTGCCTAAAATAGCTCATCACCAGGCCCCAGCAATCATAATGACCAAGCACGAACGGACGCTCAAGGAGGGGCAACTCTCCGCGTGGGTGGATGGTACGCAGATCGCCTTCCGGCCAGCTGATAATATGCCAGGGGAGCAGAGTGGCATCGCACTGCGCCTTATCCAGTTCACTGGGTTGAGTGGTCGCATCAGGATGGCTGTGAACAATGCCGATAATCGTCCCCCAGTCTTCTACCGCTGCGTAATCTTCTGGCGCCATTACAAAATTATCATTCGACTCACTGGCCATATTTCTGCAGGGGAAATAGCGCTCCACTCGCCCCTTTTGGGCAATCAGGCCGCATGCCTCACGCGGGTAATCAGCGGCAGCATGGGCCTGTATCGCCATAATCGTTTTCTGGCGCATATCAGCTCCTTATCAGCGACGTGCCAGGAAATCCGCCAAACGGCAACTCGTTATGCTCACCAAAACGCAGTTTGCAGGCAGTGAGTGTTCCGTTGCAGACGTCTTTCGATGGGTCATCAACCGGCTTGTTATTCTTGTCGAAGTACTTTGTCCCTGCATAATCGCAGCCATCGCCACTACGGTATTTATTGCGAATACACCAGGTGCAAACCGAATGATATTGCCGGGTCGGAATCATCATCCCCTGTAGGTCCATCGGGCTGGAAAGCGTGAACTCCACTGTTTCATCGGTTTCAAGGCTTTTGGTGTCGATAAAATACAGATGCCGTTTTTCCTGCGTCGGGTCTGCTGTGGCATTACCTTCAGGGAAGTTTCGTGCATCCAGATACTGCTTTTGTGTCTCATGGATAATGACCCGAGCCATCGCCAGATCGTCATAATGCAAACACAACGCGGAAATCGAACCATCAATGTTACCCACCCTCAGTGTCGGCTGCGCGTCGCTTCCTGAAGTCGAGGATTCGATCCCCTCTAATTCACACGGCCACGCTTTATATTCGGTTCCCTGCCACCAGATACTTTTAGCGGGCAATTTCGATTCATCGCCACCAGCGGCTAAAATTTCCGCTTCAGTATGAGGAATGTTATATCCGTGGAAATATAAAACATCCCCCATGTTAAAAGCACTACCATCAATTTCAAAAAGCCGGACTTCATCTCCCGGCTCCAGTTTCTGATAATCAGCGTGAAGACTCATGGTACGAATGCCTGTTCAAATGTTGCAGTGACTGTCATGACTCTGTTATTCAGAACGGCTTTTTGCAGGCTGTCAGCCTGAACCCGCCATAGCGCCAGCTCGTCATAGGGTGGTTTAAACGCAAAGGATTTTGTTTTATGCCGTCGCAGGAATTTATATATATCCAGGCCTGTTTGCAGATCTCCGGTAAATGAAAATGCATAATTTAAGGTTTCCGGGTTTATTCCCTCCCCTGAAACCTGAGCATAGCCGTCGCCAAATTGCGCCTTTCGAATATTATCCTTACTCGTTATCGCGGGCTGACTGGCGGCCTGAATTCGCCAGGAAAATGTTTCAATAGTCATAAATAGCCTTTATCTCAGCCAGTAAAAAGGCCGCAAAGCGGCTTCAGGTATTAACGCCCTTCTTTTATTGCCTTCCAGAGTGGTGTTCCGGGCCGTTGGGCCTGTTCACTGACGACACTAATAATGGCGGGTTTCAGTTGCTTGAGGATACCGTTACTGTCAATCGCTGACCGCTGCGTAGACTGCTGTTCGTTGCTGCTACTAATATAGACGCCGCCCATGTTGACCATCACACCACCAGTGGACACACTCGCCGGACTGGCAGCGTTGCCGACATACCCGCCGGAGGCATAACCGCGCATCATCCGGTAAAGGTTGCTTACGCCGATGCGGCTGGTTGCCTCTTTGGTGAAAACGAATTCGCCGCGGTGGACAACCCCAGCGGGCTCGTATTTCCCCCCATGCCCGGTATAACCGCCACCATCAAAGCCAGAGGGACGATAGGAAGGAACGGCAAAAGACTGACCAGAATTTGAAGAACTGCTCCCGCCGCTGATCCACCCCATTGCAGCCTGAAAGGTGTAGGCCACAATAAGCTGATCGATGACCTGAGCGATCATCTTCAGAATGGATGTGGTGAATTCCTTAAAACTCGCTTTGCCGGTGGTATTGAGCAATGTCAGCTGATTTGCCAGCCCCCCAAAAGTGGCCTGCGAAATTTGTTGAACAGAGGAAAATACATTAGTGGCAGAATCCTGATACTCAGCCCAGCCCTGTTTGGCGCCGGCCAGCCAATTACCGCGCAATGCGTCCTCGGCTTCATAGGTGGCTTGCTGTTCCTCCAGCACCTTGCGCTGCGCATCAGGGTTGAAAGCATACGTTTCACTCAGCTTTTCAAGCGTGCTTCTTCTGTTCGCTTCCCTGCCAGAAAGTCCGTCGGCCTGAGCCTTGATCCCCGCCCGGATCGCACTCTGCTGCTGAGCGAATTTATTGGCCTGATCTGCCAGATTATTCAGCTTCTGCTGCCGGGCGACCTTATCACCGAGATCTGCCAGCTGACGTTTGTATTCCAGGGTTTCGTTTTTGTGGGCCAGCAGTGATTTTTCCTGGGCGGAGAGCTGGCGGCGGCCGGCCGCTTCCTGCAAAACAGCATACTGATTTTCTGCCTGCCAGAGATCCCGACGTTGCTTACTGATCACGTCGTTGACGTCTGTATGCTGCTGGAGGGTTTTCAACTGAGCCTGCAGGGTCAGTAATTCGGCCTGAGCCCCTTCCTCTGCTTTACTCCCCGCGGGTGTTGTGTACTGCCTCCCTTTCGGCGTTTTTGGGTCTTTGTACTTCGCATCAATACTTGCGCGAATTTTTTCTATATCGCTGGCTGTCCAGCGGGTCGCAATCCCATCGATCGCATCTTGCTTGTTTTTCTCAACAAGCTTATTAAATTCGGCCTGGGCGCGAGCCCGTCTCTCTGCCGGCTTGAGGCCTGATTCCAGAAGTTGATTAAACTGCTGCTGGTTCCTGATGGCTTGCTGTTGTTGTTCGTTACGCAGCTTCTCGCGTGCCGCGGCTAAACCTTCCTTAGCGTATGCTTTGTCGGCTTCATCATAAGTTTGTTTCAGCAACTCAGCACGTTGAGTGGCAATACGCAAACGTTCTGCATCAGCCTTAATGAGGGGGTTATTACCGGAATAGTTGGGATCGACGTTCAGGTTGGCGACCAGTTGCCGGCGTTCTTTTTCCGCTGCCTGCCAGTCTGCAAAAGCCCCCTGCCGCTTCATGGCCGCATCAGGATTACGACCAATGCCCATCATGGCATCCCAGGCGCCGCTGGCGGCATTTTTCACCCAGTTCCACGCCGTTTCCAGTGTCCCCAGGTTTTCCTTCACCGCATTCGCACGCTGGATAACGCTGTCGGAATAGGCGCGCATCGCAAGCTCGGCAGCGCGCTGCGAATCCCCCATTGCCTGAGCAGCTGAAATCTGCTCAAACTGACTTGCGGTCAGAAAATGCAGAGATTCATTCAGCGTTGCGACCGCATTAACCGGATCTTCTTTTAGCCGCTTAAACTGGTTAATGGTTTCATCCACCGCCTGGCCGGTGGCCTGTTGAAGCCTCGCAGCCACATTGGCAATCCGTTCGACGTCGGCGCCGCCGAATGCCCCGCTTCCCACAACCTGCGCTAATACGGCTGCCGCGGCGTGCTGAGTGACTCCATTTCCTGAGATGTTCCGTGCCAGCGCCTGCAGTTGTCCCGAGGTTTTACCGGCATATTTCCCGGTGAGAATGAGCTGTTTGTTAAACTCCTCGGCTTCCTTCCCGCCCTCATACCACGCCTTTCCCAGCAGAACGACGGATGCCGCTATGCCACCGACCACGCCAGCGATCCCCAGTCCGCGTAGCGTCATCATTTTTTCGAGCCACCCGGCCTGATTCGCCAGGGTTATCCCGGAGCCACGCAGCGCGCCGAAGTTGCCCCGCAATAACTCTCCAGCAAGTACACCAAGCTCCCGACGTGCGCCGGCGCTCTCGAGACCAAGGCTGTGCGTTGCGACCTTTGCCGCTTCCAGTTTGCGGATATAAACTTCAGCAGCATCGCTGGCGCCTACCTGCGCGGCTTTCATTCTCAGCAGCTCAGTGCCAGATAGTTTTTGTTCGACCACCTGGGCCTTAAGCTGGCGAAGAAATTTTTCGCGAGCCAGGTTCGCTTTTTCCTCAACCTGCTGGAGCTCTTTCTGCCGCGCCGTGGTGTGGGAGATCAGAGAAAGGTAATCGCCCTGGGTAATATTTCCCTGCGCGCGTGCCTTACGGAATTGTTCCTGGATACTGGCAAGCGTTCGTGTTTCGCCGTTGAGTGTTCTGACACCATCTATCTGCCTGAAGAACGACTCCGCAAGCGCATCCTGCCGCCGCGCCAGTGCCTCTGCCTGCGTGTCGTTCTCACGATATCGCTGATTCAACCCTGTTACGCGCTGGTAAGTCTCGTCGACCGATTTGGAGACCCGCTGCAGTTCGCTCTGAAGCCCGGCGGCGGCATCCGCCTGTCGCCTCTGCATATCGGACACGGCGCCGGCACCGGCATCGCTGGTCGTTTTCAGCGCGGTGATTTGCGCCTCTGCCGCACTGCGCATGCGCGTCTGCACTTTTTCCGACTCATTCGCCACACCGGATAGTTGCCCCTTAATCCTGGCAATCTGTTCGGTGAATGTGGCGCTGTCGACATCCAGGTTAATGACAAGGTCGCTAATCTGCTGGGCCATATCTGGTGCCTCCTGTAATTCCCTCCGCGGCCAGCATCATGGCTTCATCGTCCTGTACATTATCCGCTGCAGCCTCAGCGGAGGGAGACAGCAGGCTGAAGTGTGCAGGGGTGATGTCCGGATCCCGGTATAAGAAGGTTGAAATGGTGTAAAGCAGCCCGGAGAAGTGGGCATCGAGCTGCGCGTCCTGAAAAAAACGCTCCCGGTAAAAGTGATGCCAGTCGCCCAGCTCGGAGGACGTCATGCCAGCAAGCATGGCGCGCCAGTCAGGTCGCCCGAACTCACGCGCCAGCTTCAGGACAAAATCAAGCTCGCTGGCTAGGGCTTTTCCGCTGTAACAGGTTCATCCCCCAGCGCGGTGGTATCAATATCTTCATCCGTGGATTGCTCTTCTTCGGCAACCGGCGCCAGCATGCCGGAGAGCAGCTTGATCTGCATTTCCGCTTTGCCAATCGCTTCCGCCGGCCAGGTACTCATCACCTGCTGGTGGAGTTCCTCTTCAGAAGGCCCCTTCGGATCGTTATGCCAGAGTGAGAGCGCAATCAGGCGCGCGCCTGCGCGAATACTCATGCTGACCAGCCCGGCGGACATTGTCTGGTCATCCACGTCATCAGAAATGGCGGATAAGGCTTTTTCTTCTGCGGCCAGATATTCGAGATAAGTAATGCGCTGCAGTGCCGACAATTCGGTGATCGTCACCGTAGCGCCGTTATGGGTAAATTCGTCTTTCTTCAAAAACATGCTCATGCCTTTATCCTCAGGACGCCGTCACGGTGGTTTTGCAGGTCGCCACAAAATTACCGTCATTGCTCATGACAATAATGTCGGCCGCGCCAGCCGCCACGCCGGTAACAATCAGAGATTTGCCACTCACGGCCACGGTCGCCTTCGTGCTATCCGAGGTCGCCGCACGGAAAGACTGTTCCGACGCGCTGGCAGGCAGGAAGGTGACGTTTAGCGTTGTGGTGGCGCCAACTGCCACGCTGGCCGTTGCCTTATCGAGTTTGATCCCGGTCACTGCGATCGGCGGGTTGCCGCTTTCTTCCGCCAGTTCCGGTTTCCCGGTATTGGTGATTTTGGCGGTACGCGTGATCACTTCCTTCGCGGGGATGGCTTTACCCAGGCTACTGCACCAGCCTTTGAACACATCCACGGTGCCATTCGGGTATTTAATTTTGTAGGCCCGCACATCGCCGTCGACAAACCAGGCCACCAGCGACTTTTGCCCTTCTTCACCCGGTTTCCAGGCCAGCGTTAATGATGTATCACCTGCCGATTTTGCCCCCTGTGCAGTCGCGGTCCAGTCTGCGTCGTCATCGTCAAGGTAGGTGTCATCGTAGGACTCCGCCGTCATTTCGCCCGGCGTCAGTTCCTTAATTTTTGCCAGGCGCTGCCAGTCGGCATCGGAAAGTGGGTTAGCGTAGGGATTTCCCGTTCCGGTATATAACCAGAGCGTGGTGCCCGCCCCTTTAACCGGGGCCATTGGATTTGGAGTAGCCATAAAATTCCTTATCTCAGGTAAGTGAGGGTGTACGTCAGGTCGACCGATCCCCAGGTAGCCATTTCGTCATCGCGCTGGTAGTCGTAGCCCATGGGGATCATCGTTTCGATTAAGGGAGATAGCGCCGGGATAGTCTCAAGGGCCGGGTACACCTTTTCCTCCATCCACGCATCCAGCGCGCTATCCGGCGTGGAGGATTTCAGAAATACCTCGATATGGAGGACTGATTGCCAGCTGTCCTCATCAAGGCTGTCTCCTGTGTATTCGGCATCAGACAGATAGACTGCCAGCGCCGGCAGGTCCTGCTCTTCCAGAAAAACAGGGCGCCCGTCAAACCATGTCACACGATCCGGAATGGACGCCTTTAGTTGTTCCAGTACCGCAAGACGAATAGCGGTGTGTTTGCTCATCGCTTCAGGTGGATCCTAAGTTGATTTTTCAGCGCGGCAGACAGCTCCTTCGGCATATCGCTGTCGAGAAGCTGCTTTGATATCGCGGTGAAGGATTGGGTTAATGGGGTTTCGAGGGGAACTTTGACAACATCTATCGGGTAACGGGATTTACCCAGCCGGCGCATAACCTGCCATCGCCCGTTCGCCAGCTGCTGAATAAACGCATTTCTGAAAATGTACGGGCCAATACGTAACACGCTACCGCGTCCGCGCTTTTCTCCTTTTCTCCTGGAGAGTTGCACGCGCGCGGCACCCAGCTTGATTGCGGGCAGGTTCCCCCGGTTAATACGAATTGCCGCCACCAGCCTTTCAGGCTTCGCACGCTTAAGACGCGAACGCTGGCGGACCAGCTTCACCGGCAATCCCTTTTTGTGGTTATCGCCCACTGTCGCTTCTTTTGCGACCTTCCTGCTGCCCTGCGTAATCGCCCGCCCGGCGACCCGATTTAGCGCCTGGGCGGCAGCCGTTGGGACCATCAGACGGCTCAGACTGTTCAGGTTCTGGATCGCACGTTCAAGACCTTTCAGTGACATCATTCACTCCAGCCAGATTTGAGGCTTCCCGTTAAAAAGCTGATAACGGGTAACGATCCAGTCTTTACCGTCATATTCGACAGCATCGTTTCTGGCGGGCCGATAGTCAGCAGCAAAAACAACCAGCACCGTTGCGGTACCGGACAACACGCCCATCTCCTCCAGCAATTCAGCAGGAACGACGTCAACGCTTATGCCGTTAATGACCGCTTCCCTGCCCATTTTTTTGAGGGTGGCGGCATCCATCCGGGCCGCCATCTTGTCGAAAGGGTTAGGCATTGATTTTGACGTCAATGACGGTACTGTTAGCCGCAGCATTTTCCCAGGCAACACCCGCCAGGACCGCATCAGTGGCTTCATGTTGTACTTTACCCGCCTTGATATACACCTTTTCCCCCGCGCTGATTTCATCGGCGGCCAGCTTCGGCAACTGGAATACACCTTCGGTAAGGCCATCACCTGTATCGCCGCCCGGAATATCCGTGATCGCAACCGCAATCATTTGACCGATAACAACCGGCGCCCCGCTCAGGATGATTTCCTGTCCGGCATTCTCCACAGGGATAGTCTTTCCTTCCTGCACATAATTTTTAGCCATAACATCTCCTATCAGCCCGGTAGGGCTGATTTCAGGTATAAAAAAAGCCCGTTTGGGCTAAGAGGTTTGAGTGGGTGGGGATTACTTACCAGTGGATTTCGTCAGACCGCGGAAGTCTAACGGCGCCACGCCCGCATCGATGCGTACCTTCGTAGCAATACCATCGGTATTGAAACCTTCCTGCTGGTCAATGTAAGGCGTATCAACACCGTTCAGATATGCCACTTCGATGGTATCGGTGCCTTTAGCCGCAGCCAGATACCAGGCGTTAGGATCCTTGTGGTCCAGTCGCGGTTCAGAAATAACTTCCGCAAAGTTCTGAATAGGGTTGTTAATCCCGGAGTTGATATCTGCACCCTTAACGCTTGCCGATTTAATCGTTTGATTGGCCAGCGTTTCGAGACCCACCGGCACCAGCATATAAGCCGGACGAATGTTCAGAGTGCGCTCGCCCTCTTTCTGCAGGCGCATCAGTTTGCGGGCATCATCAATGCTCGAAACAGAAATGGCGCCAGAGGAGAGGTTTTTGTGATCGGCATGGAACAGCGGTTTGCCGTCGGACAGTTTCGGGTTATCCAGCAGAATCGCATACACCAAATCACCAATGGTAGCTTTCGCAGCACGTCCCATTTTCGCCGGGACGTCAGTCAATGCGTTCAGATCATCGTTGATAATCGCCTGGCGGGTAATTGAGAAAATTTCCCCATAGGTAGCCAGTGCGATCGTTTCGCCTTTATCGCCCGTGGTCACATATTTATATTCAGCCCCTTCGCGAACCTTGCGGAGGGAGTTAAAACCGCCCATTCCCACGCGGTGAGCAGTTTTAAAATCAGACAACTGACCTTTCTTCGTCCACAGATCAAAGGTTTCTGCTGCCTCATCCCACCCCTGCAGAAGCGCCTTATTCGCCACGTCGAGCAGAATATTGCCAAAATCAGAGGTGCTGTGAGTCAATGCCAGGCCAACCATCTGCATCGGATTGTAACTGGCGACCCCGATACCGCGTTCCGTCAGTGCCATACGCGCATACTCTCGTAGCGTCATCCCGTTGTACACGTTATCGCGTTCCTGATTTTCATACCCTGCACGGGCCATCAGCGCCTGGCGGATGCCATCGCCAACAAAATTCCCGTTCCCGGCATAAATGTGCGGCTGTTCGCTTTTGTTCGATGGAGTAGCAGCCTTGCCCAGAGCAGCCAGCAGAACATCTTTCGCCTGCTCCACAGTGCAATCGGGGTCCGCAATACACTGGTTTTGCAGCTCCTGGTGCTTACCGCCGAACATAGCAAACAGATCATTAATCCCGTTCACACGGTTACGCTGTTCGGCATAAACCTGCGCCCGGATAGCATTCTCATCCACAGCGGCAGGCTGAGGGGCGGTAGGTTGGTGTGCCTGAGGTTGTGGTACAGGCTGCTGCGGTTCGCGCTGGGTGGAATTACGCGGCGGGGTGACCATATTACGAATGCTGTTTGGCATTTTTTCAAATTCCTCAATACGTTTTGAATGAATACAGGCCATTGCCTGAAGGGATGGGATCACCTGGTCAGCAAAACCCATGGCAAGGCATTCAGCGCCATCCAGCCAGGTTTCGTCTTCCAGCATTGCGGCAATCTCATCAGAGGTTTTTCCGGTTTTTGCTGCATAGGCGGGGATTAAGACCGATTCAACTTTATCCAGCAAATCAGCGTAGTCGCGCATGTCGTTGGCATCGCCGCCGGCAAAGCCCCATGGCTTATGGATCATCATCATGGTATTTTCCGGCATGATGACCGGATTACCCACCATTGCGATGACAGAAGCCATGGAGGCAGCCAGGCCATCGATGTGAACGGTGATTGCGGCGCCGTGATGTTTCAGGGCATTAAAAATGGCGATGCCATCAAAGACATCGCCACCAGGCGAGTTAATGTGAAGATTAATATGGCTGACATCACCCAGCGCTTTAAGGTCGTTAACAAACTGTTTGGCCGTCACTCCCCAATAACCAATTTCATCATAGATATAGATATCCGCTTCGTTGTTGGCGCTCACCTTCATACGAAACCATGTATTACTTTTTACGCTTGCTTTCGGACGTTGAAGCGTCCAGGTCTTTGGCATCGGCACTGGTGCCTCCTCTGTCATTGGCAGGATCAGTATCAAATATCAGCCCCTGCATACGGTTTTCATCGATTTCGGCCTTCCGGCGCGCTTTCACATCATCGGGATGACGCCCGCTGGCACGAACCCAGTCTGATTCCGTCGCAGCGCCACCGCGTATTTGAGCCTTCCAGGCATTAGCCTCCTTGACGGGATCAATCCATGGCATGACCGGGCCGGAATACACAGCGGTGTATAAGCACTCAATATCCAGCCCGCGTGGCAACGTGATTTGGCCGCTGGCGACAGCCATCTTCAGCCAGGCGCGATACATCGGACGTGTCACGGCGCCAATAAACCAGTCCTGGAGAATGAGATATCCGTCTGTCGATTCCACCAGCTCCTGCCGCTGAGCACTGTAAGTGCCGTTATAGTTTCTGGCGGTACTGGAAAAACTCAGACGACTGCCGGCGGACACAGCTCGCAGCTGGCCGTTGCGGAAGGTTTCAAGATTGGGATTCGGGCGATCGGATTTGACCATGCCGATATCCTCGCCGGGCAGCAGGTCGTCGTAGATAATGCCGGGCTGAATATTCAGCTCACGATCATCATCCTTACCGGCGTTTTCATCCCAGCTTTGCCCATCCCCTTTTTTGATATACATCCCAAGGGCGGCGGCGATGCGTGCTGCCGTCAGTTCAGCATCTTCGTACTCTTTCAGAGCACTGAGACGCATAAGAACGCCGGATAAAAGCGACGTTCCGCGCGTTTGATGCAGCCGGCGGACAAACTTCAGGTGGAGCATGTTTTCCGCATCAACCCGTTTCGTTTCCAGTTGCCTGCCAGAGACCGGCAGGCTTTTATAGACCAGATAGCCCTTTGGCCTGCCCCAGTTATCGGTATATACCCCCTGATTTAGCTTGTCTGACTCGTTGCTGGTCTGGGGAACAAAATCAGCCTCAAGCGCTTCCAGCCAGAACGGCACCCCGGCGGTAGGCGTCAGGCCATTGCCTGTGCCGCTGACGATCTGTGCAAAAACCTCCCCGTCGCGCAACCAGCTGCGTAACATCAGGCGCTCCAGCATGGGGCGGGTAAACTGATGGGTCACTTCCGGTCGAATAGACCATTCCCCCCATTTCTGCCGGATATCCGCCGCCAGCTTTTTAGCGATCTTGCCGTTCTTGAGCTTCGGATGCGGCTCCACGATAATCCCGCTTTTACCTACCACCCGCTCTTCAAGCTTATCGAAAATGCCAATCACTAAATCGTGGTTATTATCAAGCCACCTCGCCTGCTCACGGAGAGAGACGGCCCCCATCTTGCTGAGCTGATCAGCGGAACGATTCTCTCTTCGGGCTTTGTGGGTACGGGTGGGCTTAACGGCTTCATATGCCTGTATCATGGCGCGGGATCTTAGCCTCGCAGCCTTCCAGCCGGGAGAAATGACACCTATCGCATCATCAAGTAAAGACATTAAAACCTCGCCAGTTTGTAGCCAGGCCGCCCCCGGCGCTGATTATTCAGGGAAGAAAGACGCCGCTCCCACTCCTGCCGCCCTTTACGGATTTCGGACAGGTTTTCCATGGTCATTTCCTGACCGTTAAATTTGATGGATTTGCCATCCAGTACCGCCATCTCCGCTTCGGCGTAGAGCTGGATCATGGCCTCAATATCACTTTTATTCATAACCAGCCTCCTGAGGTGGCCCATGGGTTAGCATCATCAGTTACGGTTTTTTTGCGTTTGCGCTTTTTGGTCTGGACCGGCGCTGGCGCCGGGGGTGCTTCTTCGCCAGTTTCCGGCGGCACGTTCTCCATCCACGTTTCCCGCCGCGCCCAGTCAGGCGCATCAGGCCATTTAATTTTTTCGTATCCGCGAAGGATAACCAGCGCATCAGCGTAAACCAGCAGGTCAAAAGCTTCGTTGGCGCCGCGACCCGGCTTGCTCCATTTGCCATCAGAATCACGCTCCTCGTAAGTCAGTTCGTCGTAAAACCAGCTCCCCAGCCACTTCGGGAAATGGATGTAATTCGGCCCCGGTGTTTCGCGCCACAAGGCATTGTTTACCCGGTCTTTGAGGTCATTGGTTTGCAGCAGATATAGCGGGACATCCCCCGCGGCTTTCGCCCGGCGCGCCGAACGGCCGGTGTTATCTGGCAGGGATTGAGTGATCAGCTTTTCGCGTCGATGACCGTCACCTTTAAACAGGTAAACATTCCGGCCAATTCCCTCCCGACGGCATTTACGCCAGAATCGGTAGGCATTATCGGTGACACCATCTTCACCGCCGGAATCGACTGCCATTGCCATCAGGCGCATACACCGGCGGGGATCGGATGCCATTCGCCACGTCTTGTAAAAGACATCAGTCAGCAGCAGATCCCAGTCCTCCGGGTAACTAGCAGGATCGATTGGCAGGCTTTCACCGTTCGCGTCGCACCGGAGTGACTGGCGAATGTTGTAACGGTCCACCAGCCACCGTTCGCCCATGCTTCCGTAGCCAGTAACCTGAACGACAAAGCGGCGATTACGTCCCCCCTGAACGTCAACCGTTGCCACCAGGAAACAAACACCATCAGGCACACAACGTTTCGGGACATCCTCGGCCCGCTGTTCGAGCAATTCGCTTTTACGCTGTTCGGTACTCGCCCGCGGCAGATAAGGGCGACCAAAGTCAGTGTTAACGACCGTTTTTAGTGTTTCTTCGCTTTGGGTTTTTTCGTATTCCTGTTCAGCCGCCAGATATTTATAAATTAGCTGTGACCAGGTCTGGTAAGCAGCTGCTGGCCCTTCCATCCAGAAAGAAGCAATGCGTGACCGCCGCCCCTCCCCTGTAATGTTTCCATCCCGATCAATTGACTGCCCGTCACGTAGCCAGACGCTTCTCATGTTCAGCTCGCGCTTCATCGCAGGAAGCACTTTTCCTTTGCAGGCCGGGCATTGCAGATAGGCCGCTTCGCTGGCTGTGACCAGGTCCGTCGTGGCACGGTAGCCAGTCATGTTGGCAACTTCAGGCTGAAAATATTCCCCACAATGCGGGCAAGGCCAGTAAAGCCGCCGGCGGTCCCCGCGGTTATACAGCGACAACACGCCCGTTGTGGGCGGTGCTTCATGGGGTGAACTCTGCCGCCATTTCGTATCGAGAATGTCGCGGCCCGGTGAGCTTTCGACCAGGGTCATCCCCGATGACATAAATGTGGTGGTACGTTTGGAGGCAAGCGAGAATCCGTCCCCTTCCCCGTCGATGTCCTCCGGGAATCGGTCGTAGTCGGTAAGAGCAACAAATTTATAGTCCGACGAGGACATAATATTGACTGAAGGCCAGCCTAACTTCAGATAGTTACCTGCGCGGAATGTGCGATCGTGAACGTTGTTATCGTTACGGCGAGGGCTCAGTCTTGATTTAACCTGCGGGCTGCAACGGAATGTGCGATCAAGACGCTTTTTTGAATGTTCGCGCGCTTTCTCTTCGGAGACCTGGATTACCAGCATATCAGCCGGGTCACAAACGATGCTGTATACAATCCAGCCATCAATCAGACCAATAGTCTTACCCGTTCGTGCCGGGCCGACAAACACCACAGCATCATACTCGCGTGACGCCAGGCAATTCATTGGCTCGATAACATAAGGGGCCAGATTAGGATCCCACGGGACCGAGTTACCGGCGCCCATTGGTACACGCATATACTCGGCCACCGCGTCGGCAACCAGCATGCGGCGTGGCGCGCGTAAAATTCCGGAGACATCCCGACGGATCCCCCTGGCGGATGCCCGCTTTGCCATCAGTCCTCCTCTGGCTCGTCCTCCTCTGCTTCGGCTTCCATGACCTTCTGGGCCATCTGGTCGCGCAAATCGTCGATCACACTTTGAACACGGGAAACAGCTGCAGGTGGAAGCGCACAATCGCGCTCGAGTACATCAGGGAGGGTTTCCAGCACCATCACTACAGCTTTTGCCATTACTGAAAACTCCCTGGCAACTTCATCTGCCGGGATCAGTTGCCCCGTATCCTGCTCAAACTTGATCCGCTCATTCTCTGCTTTCCAGTGCGCCAGCCTGTCAGCCGGCGGCATGTCCTCAAGATTTGTTGCAACCGTGGGGATCATTAACTCAGCCAGAACGTCGGTAACTAAATACAGTTTTAGTTTGCTGTTGCTGCCCGGCGCCGGCTCAACATTTTTCAGCCTGGCGGCCACCGTCTGACGGTGGACATTGGTTATGCCCGCCAGCTGATTGATATTCAGCTTCAGAGAAGCGATTTCCTGATCCATGATGATGAGCACTTTTTAACCAATTCGACATCATTGCAAAACACGGTTCAATAAAATCAACAACCTGCGCAAATGATGATGATGACCATGGATCCAGAAAACCAGCCGATTCCCGCGAGCGCGCCGCCCCGTGGAAGGCCACCCCGCCGGGAGGACCCATTAGATAATGATTATCGTTTGTAATTGCTGGGCAATTATCGAGGCCGCTCATTGAACAGCCTCTGTGAATACTCAGCCTGCAGATGCGCCACCGTCGGCCTGCAATACACTTTCAGGGATACGCTCCGCCAACGGCACATTGTTGAAGATCTTCAAACCACTGAATCCAAGGTATGTAGAGGACTGGCTGACGTTACCCGCGATAAAGTCGCTCACATCTGCCATCAATCCATTAACGACGGCCTCGGTATTCACTCGCCAGTAGTTTTCGAGGGCAATCAGCAGTGGATCTGAGCCATCACTTATCGTTTGTTCACCAACGGAATGACCCTTCTTACCAGACTTGTCAGTAATGCATTGCAGCGTATTGCTCTGCACAGCCACCATGTCTGTATTGATTACCTGCACAGTAAACATTGCGACTTTACTCCCCTCATCACTCGTGCTGGATGCATAGAACAGTGTGAGGGTTAGATCATTACGGTTAAACATTACTGGCTCCTGTTACGGTTACGGTTGCGATGACGGGAACGGCGTTCTGCCCTGGGGGCACTATCATCAGGAGGCATAAGCTCTCCTTCCTTCACTGTCACCATTTTTTCGGCGGCCGCTGGTGGCTGCACCGGTTCTGCCGGGACATATGGCTCACCACCAGCCTCAATCTCTACCTTGAGATACGGGTTAGTTTTCATACTGTGTGTGAAGTGAACCGCGCTTACCGGCAAATCCATGTAGGATTTACCATCCCGTTCGAGGGCCACCAGCTTCCCGTCTACGTATTCAATTTTTAGGCTCTTCATCGTCTTACCTTTGCGAATAAAAAAGCCCCGCAGATGCGAGGCCATACGGTTTTTACCCCCAGAAAGGGATAAATGGCATCTTATCCCTTTCTGGGGATAGACGTTCTCATTGATTCGTGAATCCGCTTACAGGGCATTCCTGTTTCCCCTGATTGGTTTTGTCACATATTCTCGTCCAGGATGTCCTCAAGCCATGAAACCGGCTAAAAAAAAGGCCGCATAGATATGCGACCTTTGGTTAGTACCAGTTAGAAAACTAAAATCTCTCAGGAGCCACCCAAGAGAGGCTTTTCTGCTTTTTAACTGACCACTGCCGTTTCGGTGTTGGCTGGCAGTGATAACGTGATGATAGCTTCATTTAAGTTATCGATAGCATTTAAATATCGAAAGAGCTCATTGAACCAATCATTTTCAACTTGCCGGAACATTCAACCAGAGCAACAGGCTTCTATGCTGGTCTTTTGAGAGCAATTATCAGTTCGCCCTAACGAGGCTGGTAACTAACATATTATTCGATGGTTCCTTAGACAGTGACCCATAAATCTAATTGTTTAATGTACCATTGGATGGGCACACAAATAACCACACCATCCCCAAAGTTAACAGATTTGATAACACACCCTTGTGGCGGAAAAAATTCCGCACCAGTCTGGGGCCGGATCGAGCGCTCAATGCCGTAACGATAACCGCATGGTAGTTGTGGTAGTAAGTTTACTGTCATGAGTGGCTACTTAGTTAAGAGTGGTTTGAGATCCTATAGTGCATGACACTCCCTGAATTAGATACAAACATTTCGATGCTGAAAGCTTGAATGTCTTGTTTTCAGATTTTTTGTTCACTTAAGGCCACTTATTTCATGTGCTATGCCTGTTACTTACTCACCGCCCGATAGTACGCCTGCCAGCGATACTTATCCAAACGGAGCTGGCGCAGGCATTGAGCGGTTTCTACATCAGACTGTAAATCTTCATCGCTGTCATTCCCTGCGTCACTTGCTTTGCACGGCGGACTCATCAAATCCGGGGATGGAGTTGGCAGCATCGATGGCGCGCTGACGCAACTGCACAGCAGCATCATCAAACCTACACACAGTACGATTCGGAGACTGAACATATTTCACCACGTCGCGGGTTATTGTTTTGTAGATGACCTTACCCGCTTCGTTAGCAGTAGCGGCCTTTTCCTCTACAGGCTTAATGGCATTCTCGGCCTTCTCTCTCTTCTTCGCAGCCTGAGCATTGATGTGATCAGCGTGGGAACTCCATCCCATACGCCATGAAATGGCACAGGACATTAGCAGGATTGCTATTGCGATGATAACGGCGGTTAAGCGACTCATCTTTGCTCCCATAAACACACTTCACGCTCAATTTCCCTCCGGGTAATAAGTCCTTTCCACTGCTTACCTTTGGCATAGGTCCAGCGGCGCAGCTGATCACACGCACCTTTCTGGTCACCCTGGTTGATTTTGCGAAGCAGAGTAGAGGTCTGGAAGTTCCCGGCTCCGACGTTATAGGCGAATGAGTACAGAGCCCCACGCATTGTTTCTGGGATCGGTTTTTTGATGTAAGGGTTGATCTGCCAGGCGACGGTATTCAGGTCTTTATTTAGTAGCGCCCGACACTCTGCCTCGGTATAGGTTTTGCCGAGCATGATGTCTTTACCTGTGTGGCCGTAACAAACCGTCCAGACACCTATCACATCCTGATAAGGGTCGTATCGCACTCCCTCAAGCCCATCATTACCCATAGGGCCAGTGATGAGTGCAGAGGCAATCGCCAGGGCCCCGCCGCCGACTGCCGCAAGAACACTTTTACGTAGTGTCGGAGACATTATTCACCTCGCACAGCTTTTCGCCGGTCTTCTTTAATTTTGAAATACAGATTCGTCAGGTATGTCAGCAAGCCAAATACCAGACTTCCCAGAACACCGATAGCGGCCCACTGAGATGGGGATACTTTGTCGAGCAATTGCAACATCCAGAACCCCGCGTTACCTGCGGACGTTCCATAGGCAATACCTGTTGTTAGCTTGTCCATTCGATACATACTCCACCTCCGGGTTAACGGGGTGCTTTGTGCGTGTAGGGGGTCAGGCCCATCGGGCTGATTTAACAACAAGCCGTATCGATGATGATTCCCGTGAGCCTGAAATGAAAAAGGCCACGCAAATGCGCAGCCTTTGAATAGATCCGCTGGAAAAGAACAGCCCACGCGTTTACGTGGGCTTAAGGTGAAGTTGTGGTGCCGGGTGCTTCCCGGTAAGTCGTTGGTCAGTCACCGTGACTCGCGCATTCGGTTTAGCAATAAAACAATACTGTTTACGCCCCTCCGCTAGGGGGATTCACCACTCATAAAACTTAACATCTCGATAACGTTACTTCAATGCCATGCGTTGCTCTGACCAAAGCCTTCGATGTAATTCATCCTTCTGTTCCGCTTCTTATTGCTTTGAGCCTCACTCCGTTGAAGGGGAAAGGAGTTCCTGCAAATGAATCCATCGCCTTCCTTGTTTTGATGATTTATTTGAATTGGTTACGAGGAAAAAGAAGCCCGCCAGAGAAGCGGGAAGAAAATTGGCAACCAAGGCTGTAACGAAAGGAAGGCGCGCCTGATTGTCCGAGCTACCGATTTACCAGGATGCATTTGTTTTTACCGTTACGTTCTTTAAACATAGAAGGGCAACCGCAAAAGTAAACCTGCCATAAATCTTAAATATGATTAATGGCAGTGTGGTGCCGGGTGCCTCCCGGTGAGCATGCCCCAGTCGGCATGGCCCGCGCTGCATTTACAGGTTTCTGTAACTGACTGGTCGCCCCTCCGCACAGGGGGATTCACCACATCAATAATTTATGTTCCAAACATTCAAAGCGTCAATGTCAGGTGTATAACTACCTGTGTTTGATAAACGCCCCAAGCCTTAACAGTAGAACCCAGCAAGGTGCACAGAGGGGGGGATCTCCATACTACTAACTCTTCAACTCAGTATCTCAAACCAGCTGTTTAGCGTTTTCATTGTATCCATATCCGGGTTAACAGGGGCGCGAAAAGAGAAGCGATACATCTCAGACTCAGATAACCAACCTAACCAGTAAGTTCTAGCCTAGCCCTGAAAAGCAAAACCCCGCCACTTGGCGAGGTTTAATGATTAAGCTGTGTGTCGAAGTGACCACTCTTAACAGATTACGATAGTTTTTGCGTACGCGTTAGTTTTTTAGTTATCTTATAATGATTGAATATCATCCTGATATAGGGCATCTCAATAATGGCAAGTAAACGTTTTTTCTTTGATTTTTATCAATGCAACACCATCAGCACTGATGCTAATGCAGCAATCCAATCTCCAGAGGATGTATTCAATAGTTTATTCGTTGAGTACAGCGAGAATCCCACTAGAACAGTTAGAAAAGTTGGCAGCAAACTGATTGAGATCCGTTTTTTGGAAAGAACTCGCTATGGCTACAGAGGGGTTATTGGGAAGCATCGTGCAAATGATCTTCCACATGTGGCAGTCGCTGGCGGGCAAGAAAGAGAAATCTTACTAGAAGAAAATGAGAACTTACTAGAAAAAGCTTACTTTCATTTTTATAGTCAAGACTCTGTGCTGATTATTCAACGTAACCGTTTCTGCTATAGCTGGCTTTTGTTGAGCAAATATCTTTCTAGCAGCTCTCAAAATACCACTGTTAATCCGATCATTCAGGCAAATAGTTTAGAGTGGCTACTACGCAACGAAGTCCACATCAAAACGCTAGAGATAGGGATTGCGCGCCCAAGAAACGCACAAATCTTTGAAAATGTAGAACATGATTTTAACAACGCATTGATTGCAACCTTAAATGGAACGAATTCAGCTAAAGTTAACCTCACTCTGAGAGGTGATGGTCGAGCCGATGACCCTGAAAATAGGTACCTAGGTTCTCGACTGAAAAGAGCCTTAACGGAAACATTAGAGACTTTTGAAGTTGAAAAATTGAAGCTCGAAACGCAAGACATCGAAACTGGCATACAACATCCGATTGATCTTGTCGCAGACAAGTTAGTTTACTACACAGATGTAGAGCTAGGAGGGCGCTATCCCCTAGCAGCTAGCATTTGGGATGCTTTAACTCAAGCAAAAGATAGTAAAAATGATGAATTAGCAGCATACTTCGGAGTAGGTGGGCAAAGGGTTGAGTAAACAGGAGCGATGGTATGAAAAAGGAGAATCTAAAAATACTGGCTAATTATGCATATATTTTAGCCTCCGCTGCGTTTTGTATCGTCGTTTTGCCGTTTTCGGTAAGGTTGACTTTTGCTCAGATTCAGCCTATAGCATCAGCAATTTCTACATTTGCTGGGATTTTATTCGGTTTCGTGTTGGGTTCAATAACCTTAATGGCATCCGCTAAAGATAACACACTCATAAAAAATATCGGTAAAACAGGATATCTTCGAAGATTTACTGAGGAAATGCATTCAACGATGGGATGGTTGCTTTCAGTTTGTATCATCTTCATTGTATTGTTATTTTTCCCTGACACATTAAAATTTAAGATACCCTACATAACAAAAAACGCGGAGTTCACATATGCCCAACTTTTACTGCAATTGGGCATTTTTGTCTTGCTCATCACCTTTAAGAAATTTTACATCACATGGTTACGTCTTAAAGAAATCACAAGACTTATGTGATATCAAAGTGTCTACTGTCTTCTAGCATATACATAAGACCATCAATGAAACCCATCGCTGTTTGCAGTTCCTTCCTGATGGTCCCATCAGAGCATTTGCGTTTCTTAGCTATACTACGCAATGATATACCGATAACAAAATGAGCGATAATCAACTCATACTCTTCCGGCTTATATTTCCGCAATCTCGCTACACATCCGTCGATCATGATACCTTCATCATCATCGCATTGCTGGCGTGTTTTCTTTCCATGAGGTAGCAAACCTTTAAACCCAGCTGCAATGGGTTGCCAGCCAACACCACTACTATCAGCAACAGCCCATGCACCCCAGCGGTCTAAAATTTCATACATATCACGCATTAACTCATCTCCACTGAATTAAGCCAGCACGCCAATTGCTAGCGAACGATCCAAAAATCGAAACAGCAGCTCCAGCTGTGAGCCGTGCTTCTCCTCAAATGCCACGGTGTCAGCGTGCAACTCGTCGTGATGCGCTCTGCAAAGCGGCAACACAAACAGGTCGTGCGCTTTCGTTCCCATTCCACTTTGTCCGTGGCCTATCAGGTGATGGGGATCATCTGCTTGTTTGTTACAGCAGACACACGTCTGAGACTTAACCCAGCGCGTCCAGCTCTCGTTTACCCAGCGGCGGCGCTTTGGTCGCAGCATGAATGATTCCGGCGTTTCAGGATCTACGCGAAGACCGAGAATCTTTTTCTGCACCACTTCGCTCGCCGCTGGCTCCGGCACAATATCGCTCTCCTTCATCACCGGTTGATGCTTTATTTCCGGCAATCTCAAGGCTTTCCGGGCCAGCGATTCAGGGATCACGTGCGCCAGATTGTTTATAACCAGCCACCAGCACAACTCTGGGATCGTCAGTTGATGGTCTTCGTTGAATCCCAGCTGTGAGCGAATAACCGTTATCAGCCAGGATACCAGGTTCTGACGAGCAATGCCTGCCAGCGTCTCTGTGTACTGGTCACGCACCAGGTTATCGCAGGCCCAGCAAAGCCGGATGCTGCCAGGCTCATGACGGAACAATGTAAAATTTTCGCTGTGCCACGAACCGTGCGGGTACTGGCATTCAAACCGACGCTCCAGCTCGGCCTCCAGTGCGCTGATACCACCCGCGCGCAGAATGACGTCTTTGTTTTCGAAGACTGGTTTCAAAACCGGGTCTTCTTCCAGTGGCTGTTTGGCAGGAGGGATAGCGCCGGTTGCATAGTCACTGTATTTTTCCGGTGCCGGCTCAATCAATACCCGCCCTCTCCTGAACATCGGCATCAGATCGGCGCCAGGGCGAAGCAGAACAATGCCCATGCGTGGGGCAATTTCAGGAGTCAGTAATGCTCTCATGTCATTTTCTCCACGGCAGGTAACTCACAGGATAGCCACGACATCTTTTGCGACTTCCCGCGTACTGCTTTTGCAGGAGATCGAACGGCGCGCCTTGATGAACTCCAGGTTAAAACCATGCTCCCGGTACAGGTCGAGAACCTTCGGTGCAGATGAATTTGAAATTACTACCCGAGCCCCACGGTGAAAGGCAGATACGCATTGCTTCGCCAGGTCCACCTGGTTCTCCCAGCTAAAACCACCAGCGGCGTAGGCGGTGAATCCGGTTGTTCCCGGCATCGGTTCGTAAGGCGGATCGCAGTAAACCACATCCCCTTTCCCGGCCAGGCTGATAGTTCTGCGATAGTCAGCAGTCATGAAGACGCAGTTATGCGCCATAGCCGCGAAGGCTTTCATCTCATCCATCGGGTAATACGGGGCCTTGTAGCCTCCCCAGCCCACATTGAACTTATTCGCCTGGTTGTAGCGCATCAAGCCATTGAAGCAATGCCGGTTGAGATACAGGAATGCAGCTGCGCGTTCAGTAGCATCCAGCGTCTGAGCGTTGAACTCTGAACGGATCAGCTCATAGCCATCTGATGACCGCATGTGCTCAAACATCCAGCGGGCCTTTAATTCCACTTCATCCGGCACCACCGCTAACATCTGATACAGATTAATCAGGTCCGGGTTAACGTCCGCCAGCAGGTAATCTGCGTGCTTATCGCTGTTCAGGAATACCGCCCCACCACCAACGAATGGCTCTATCAGGCGTTTCCCTGCCGGGATATGCACGAACAGGTCAGCCAGCTGGGTATACTTTCCACCAGCCCATTTCAGAAATGGCTTGCTCATGAACGGAACCCCGCTGGCACTGAATAATCCACGTCGGAATAACTGGACTTGAACGCCGTGTCTTGTTTAACCCACTTTCCGCCAGTCCAGGCTGGGCGCCCGGCTGCTTCCCATTTTTTGGCCTTGTCGAAATACTCGACGCAGTTCTCGGGAGCAAACAGCGTTTTGGGCCGCAGGTAGTCGCTCATCTTCGGATCCTGAGCCCATTTCTCGTTCAGGTAGTCAACCACCAGCATCAGGTCTTCAGGGCTGTAATCTTCGGCCAGGCGTCCCCGGATATAACCCAGAGTCGTTTTGGTTCGTCCCCCCTTGCCATAGGTCGAGTTGGTTACCCGATTGAAATGATCCAGAACGAGATCTGCCGGATCGGTCTGGTCTGGTTGCGGCGCAACCGGACAAGAGTCTTTACCTGTAATCTCTGTAGTACTCTCTGTTGTATTCTCTGTAAGATCATCGTGCCAATTTGACCCGATGACAGCGGTTCGTTTTGACCCGGTGGAGCGTTTCACATTGACCTCTTCCATCGTGTCATTTTGACCTGATGGAACAGCGCATTTTGACTTCTTCGATTTGGTCACTTTGACCTCATCTAAAAGCGAGCTGTCGTAGTTGATCGTGTAGTAGTTTGTCATGTCGCGCTGCGACTTGTTAAGCTGCTCAACTTTAAGCACGCCCAGGCTCTTCAGCCGGGTGAAGGTGCGCTTCAGAGTGGACTCAGACCAGAACGGGAATTGTTCCAGCCATTGCTCTGTTGTGTTGTAGATCCAGCGTACGCCGTCACGCTCCAGCCCTGAGTTAGTTTCCTGCAGCCAGTAATTAACCTGCTGCAGCGCAATGGCTTCATTCAGGCCAATGCTGTACGCAAGGTCAGGATTGATGACTATCGGCCTTGATGGCATTAACAGGCTCATAAGACCCCTCTATTTCCCTGAATTTTCGTTTGAACTGTTCAAGTGGGCTGAAACATTCGTGCTTATACCCTTCGCGCAGGTATATAACGCGCTGTGTTTGGGGCTCCCAGCGTATGACCCTGACCGGGACGCCGTAGTGATCTCTGAACCATCGGTTAAGTTCTCACATACGCTTTCTGCCTGACTTCTAAAGTCATCTACCGCCCATTGAGCAAACTGGTAGCAGACAGGTTCTATCCCACCGGGTACTCTTACCCCATACACGAACTGCACCGGCCCCTCTCCACCAGGGACCGGCCGCGCCACAAGTTGCGACCTGCGGTACTGTGTTGGTAGACTGTTCATGCGTTAGTAATCTCCACTGATAACGACACGCCACGACGCCAGGAGCTGCAACTCGCTGGCGTCACTTCTTTTTGCGTGAAAATAACGTGATAATTGCGGCAATCTCTTCTTCCCGAGCTGCCAGATGGCGGCGGTGATGCACCATGATTTCTTCTGCCTCATGCCTTTCGATTACCCCATCTTCAAGTGCCTGTTCGATAATCTGGTCAACCTGACCTCTGGCTGCCGAGGTACGCATTGCACGACTAAACAGGTCCACGCGATCGAGTTCTTCCAGGTGCGGCACATCCACCAGCAAAGCACCACGACGGCGGGCGAAGTAGTCTGCCAGTAGCGACGTGTTGGAAATGTCTTCCATCGCTTCCAGCTCCGATACTTCAAAAAATCGACAGCCGTTTTTCTCGTAGAGGTTGTTGTTGAACTGCGTCACGGTCATACCCAAGGCGCCAGCCATTGCTTCGCGGCCACCCGGATATGATTTGCACATACCTTTCACGACTTCTTTCAAGTTCATACCTACCCTTTTTGCTTACAATTAGTAGTAACGGTTAAGCTGCTGTTTGATTAGCCTTTAAATACAACTCCGGGTTAACTTTCAGCTTCATTTCTGTTAGAGCTTGGATTTCAAATGCTCGCCCTTTTGGAATGACCTCCCCCCAACCGGATACAGAGGCATGAGATATACCCAGCGCTTTTGCCACATTACCGACGGAGCCAAAGTAAGTAATCACGTCAACTTTTTTCATTTTTTCCTCATATGTAAGGGAAGCAGACAAACAAATGGTAGGATATCTTACACTCAAAGGTCAAGGATTCCTACATTACAAAATGGTAGGATTGCCTACATGAAAATGAATGAACGCATCCGTGCAAGACGTAAAGAGCTGAAACTAACCCAAGCGGTCTTAGCCAAATTAGTGGGCGTTAACCGTGTGACTGTTACTGGGTGGGAGTCAGGAGATTATGAGCCAGGGGGTTCTAACCTTCAGGCGCTTGCTGCTGCGTTAAAAACGAATCCTCAATGGATAATTCATGGTATTGGAGATCCTGTATCGGAGGCACCAACCTATAAGCCTACCGAACGTTTTGGCGTGAAAAGGATTCCAGTCTTATCTTGGGTTCAGGCTGGTGAATGGACCGAAAGCGGCGCGCCAGTTACCGAAAATGATGTTTCAGAATGGATTTACACAACCGCAAATCTTTGTGATGAAGGATTCGCTCTGAAAGTACGTGGTGATTCAATGACTAACCCTAACGGTGCCCCAAGCATACCTGAGGGCTCAATCGTTGTTGTTGACCCAGACTACGGCAGTATTTACGAAGTAAACGGTAAGATTGTCGTTGCCCAAGTGATGGGCTCAGCAGAGGCAACGCTGAAAAAATTTGTAATTGATGGACCTATAAAATATTTGGTTCCTCTTAATCCGAACTATCGTGTGATGGAAGTAAATGGCAACTGTAAGATCGTTGGTGTTGTCAGGCAGGTTGTCACGGACCTCTGATTTTTGAAGAACAATGAAACCGGCATCAAAGCCGGTTTTTTTTACACCCGAATGTAAGTTTTCCTACAAACAGCATTGACACCAAAAGGTAAGTTATCCTACATTAATGTCGTAAGGAATAGGTGAATAGCACACAACACGGAAGCGCATTCCTCTTCTTCCGGTGGGGATCGGTTTGTAACTGAAGGAGTGCACTTCCAGTTGTGTGGAGAACTAACGTGCCGCCATTGCAGTGGCGGCTAACCCATCAGCAAGAAATTCTAACCAGCTATTCACCCACTTTCATGGGTTGGGTTGCTGCACCCTAAATTCACGCGTTGCAGCGCGTCAGATGGAGAATAAGAGATGGCTAAGACAGCAAATCAACTAATTAAAGAGGCATACGAAATTGCCAGAGATATGCCACCAGCTCAGGGAACGATCGTCAAAGAACTGGCGGCTATCCTCGATGTTTCGAACGTAGCTCTTCGCCAGGTTCGTATCGAACGAGACGCTCTTCTCATCGAAGTCAAATCATGGGCGAAGGAGTGTGATCGTATTACTGAGCGACATACCAAGAAACGCACAAATCTGCATGTCCTCGAAGCAATGCGCGATTTGAAAGCAATTTGCCCCACCAGCCTCCGTAACGTGGAGGCTCTCTGATGGCTAAAGACTCAAAGCTTGTATACGGCGCCAACGGCAAAACCAACGTTCTGATGTTCGAACCGGAAAAGCTGCATCTTGTTACCGACAAAACCCATCTTCTCTACGATGAACGTATCAACCTGCCGATCGACGAAGGGATGGTACTGAACATCAAGGAGCTGGGTGTACTGGAGCCGATTATTGTCTGGAAAGACCCTGAAATTGGACTCACCTGCGTAGTTGCAGGCCGTCAGCGCGTTAAACATACGCTGGAGGCAAATAAGCTTCTTTTGAAAGAGGGCAAAGACCCACTGCTTGTTCCCGGAGTCGTTAAGCGTGGTTCGGCAAATCAGATGGCTAAATACATGGTCAGCGAAAACGAAATTCGCCGACCCGATACGCCGCTGGGCCGGGCTAAAAAAATGTCAGACGCGCTCGACCGCGGGCTCGATGAGGACGACATTGCGGTGTTGTTTGGCTGCAGCGTTCAGACCGTACGCGCAACGCTGTCACTGCTGGATGCCACCCAGGCTGTTCGCGATGCAGTGGAGTCCGGAACGGTCACCGTTACCCAGGCGCGTCAGCTTGGTGCGCTCCCACCTGAAGAACAGCGTGCAAAAGTGTCAGCAATCGAGCTGGCGACAGCTGGCACAACCGGCCATGAAAAAGCCCGGCGTCAGCGTAAGATTCTCGGCGAGCAAAAGCCGCGTCTGAAAACCCGCAAAGAAATTACTAAAGCCCTGGAATCTGCCGAAGGTGAGTATGCAAGCGCACTCCGTTGGGTACTTGGGGAGTCCGTATGACAATCATAAAAACCCATACCGGTACCGTGATCACCAAAGACGGTCCGAAGGTTAAAAAACTGCATCAGACAGAGCGGATGTGGGTCGTTGGCAAAAACGAGTTTTACCACAAAGCGACCGGATGCCGTCATTTTGCAGAAAATACGCGCCGCCGGCTGCTGCTCGACACCATCAAGCCTATCGAGTGACGACTGGCCCGGAGAAAAGAATTGTAGAAGTTAAGCCGGTTGCAGCCGGACTTGTGGAGATACACTATGAATCTTGATAACGAGATCATTTCAAACGCAGACCTCGAACGAATTACTGGATACAAGATCCCCTCAAAGCAATCACAGTGTTTACGTGATGCCGGGATTTTCTTTGTTGAAGGGCGAGACGGAAGACCACGCACAACCTGGGCGCATTTCAATAATCCTTTAGCTCAGAGATCACGACAGAATAACGTCGATAATTTGCTGCAGCCCAATTTTGGAGCGCTTGATTAATGCCACGTCCGAGAAAAAATAAAGACGATGCTTGGATGCCACCGAGGGTTTACCTCGGGAGGTCAGCATATGAATATCATCCCAAAGGAGGCGGCAATATCCGCCTCTGTGACAAAACCAGTACAAAGGCTCAGGTATGGAGTGCATGGGAAGCGCTAATGAACGATCGCCCGGACTACTCCATGCTGGAAGGGCTTATTGAACGCTTCTTTAAATCTGGTGAATTTTTCGAACTGGCTCTGGAAACCCAGAAAGACTATAGAAAGTATTCAAAAAAAATTATTGATGTATTTGGGAAAATGCCGCCGGACGCTATCAAACCTGAACATATTCGGCGTTATATGGACAAGCGGGGAATAAAAAGCAGGACACAAGCTAATAGAGAAAAAGCTTTTATGTCACGCGTGTATCGCTGGGCTTATGAACGCGGATTCGTTAAAGGGAACCCAACAAAGGGTGTTCGCCAATATAAAGAGGTTAGCCGAGATCGCTATATTACAAATGAGGAATACCAAGCGCTGTACTCTGTAGCTCCAGACATTGTGAAAATCGCCATGGAACTCGCTTACCTCTGCTGTGCCAGACAGAACGATGTACTGGAGATGAAAAAAAGCCAATTTATGGAAGAAGGTATCCTGATAAAGCAAAGTAAAACGTCTGTTGCTCAGATAAAAGCATGGAGCCCTCGCTTGAACGCTGCACTTGAGTTGGCAAAAAAATTGCCTCTTAACTCTGGCATGAGCAGTCTGTATGTCATCCATCAACCAGCAGGTGGAAAATACACACGGGACGGCTTTAACAGTCGCTGGAGAAAGGCAAAAATTGAGGCGCAGGAGCTGTACCCTCACCTTTCTTTTGACTTCACGTTCCACGATTTAAAAGCAAAAGGGATATCTGATCTCAAGGGCAATCTGTACGAGAAACAGGCAATATCAGGGCACAAGAACGTTGAGCAAACTGCCCGGTATGACAGAAAGATCGCGGTAGTTCCGGTTGTAGATGGACAGGTGGAAAGGAAAAATATTATGAAGTGA